GGTGAGATAATGTATTAAATGAAACTCATAGAGTTTCGTTTCATTTAATACATATCTCTACAGCTTGGTGTCCTCACTACACTACCTTCGGTAGTAGTAGTGGAAGCTGGCCCTGCTAATGCGCTGAGATACAACCAGTTGTATCGGTGCGTTAGCCTTCGTGAAGGAGGACCAAATCGGTTTCGGTGTCACCCCTAAAAGGGGTGGTGAAAGTTGAAGCAGTAGTCGAGGTAGGGGATTGTCCCACCCTGCGAGACAGCACGATGCAACACACGGTCTCCTGTAGTGGTGTAATGAAACAAGCTTACTGACTGTAAGTCAGTAGATTAGCCTAGCAAAAGCTGAAATGTATGCGCAAACTACGAAGTAGTTTGATGGGGTGGGGTTGCAAAATCCGTTTCGGTACTGCGTACCGACCGCTCTATGATGTATATAATCCCCCAGACCTATACTTCTGATCAGTTTTTTCGGAATATTGCGAGTAAAAGCAACAAAAACATGCCAGAAGCCACTCAACACTCTATCAACACTTGCCATGTGGCGGCTTCTAACTCCTTCTTTTGTAGCCATTTAGAGTCCTTGCATTAAACTGTTACTTAAGTCTTGACTTTTAAGAATTTTGTTTATACCTTTACGGCAATCGAAGCGATTCTGATGCATGTATAAGCATCCAAAGTTATTTTGGTGCGAGTACGCACGGAATCCTTTTATGTTTATGGCGCGAGAATAGTTGTACCTAAGAAATAAATATGAGAACTGTTAGAGATACAGACCCTAAATCACCTAGAGATCCTAAGGAAGCATTCATAGCTAGAGCTCAAGCCCTTACAGGTAAGCCACTTCAGGGATTTGAAAACCTTAAAGGCTTGGATTTTGAGAGGCTTCAGGGGATGAGTGACGAAAAAATGAATTCCCTCGTTGATCTTGTTATGAAGTTTTCCCCAGAGGAGAAGGGTGATGTTAGAGGAAGTATTTCAAAGGTTCTTGCAGATATGGGCGCAGCAAGAGATGTCGTTGATGATCTGAAAGAAAACTATGGATTCAAGCCCGAAGAGTTCTTGGACAGCTTGCTCAAAGAGAAAGGCACTGGATACATCAAATCAGGCCTTATCAAAGGTACCGCAAAGGCTACTGGGTTCTTACGTGATGGTGGGAGGTTCAGAATCCTTAAAAAATAAGTGATTATATTTGCGTCAAACGAAAAGACGCATGAAGATCAATAAGGAGTATAGGCTTGGAGGCTTCTTTGGCAACTCTCAGGATAAGTTTGAGGACAAGTCTGGTTCAGGAGGTGGCATAAACATGGCCTTCCGCAGACGCGGAGTTATGCCTTTTGGCATTGGCCAGGGTAAGGGCAGCGCTCTCAGAAGAGAGAAGAGGTACCTTAAGAAGCTTGCTAGACAGGGTAAGCTCAATAGTAGCGGGGCCCAATCTCAAGAGAGACTTGACTACCTCAAAAACGTACAGAAAGACAGAGCCAAGAAGATTGGTGCGGGCTACCTAGGTGCAAACCTTCTCGCAGGTGCTGCAATATTAGGAGGTCCTGCACTCGCTGCAAAGATTGGTGCAAAGGGTGCTGCAAAGCTTGGCGCAAAGGGTGCTGCAAAGCTTGGTGCAAAGAAGGGGCTTGGAAAGAAAATAGCACAAGGCTTGTTTAAGAATAGACAAGCTCTTGGCAACATCTTCGGTGGTCGTAGAGGAGGCAACACACAGGCCGCCTCTGAGTTTTCTCCTGAACAGCAAGAGCAGGCCATGGAAGGAAACTTTGGTCAGCCAGATATAGGCTATGGTGAAGGTGGAATGAGAATCTACCCTGGTGGTGGAAGACTCGTTGGCAACCAGAAGAGGCTAGACGCCGACGGTGATGGAAGCATCAGCGCTAACGACTTTACATTGCTTAGAGAGGGAAGAAAAGGAGACGAAGGCCTTAGGGTCCCAGAGGGTGCTAACACAAGATCGCTTCTTCTTAGCCTCAGCAATTTTCTAAAGGAGAGAGAAAAGGAGTCTAAAAGCATTGACATTCCCAAATCTGACAAAGAACTTCTAGAAATGCTGTTGAAACGCAATCATCCACGCGAGTTTCAAATCGCACCACCACCGCGAGACCAAAGATTTAGATAATGGCGACACTTTCAGTTACGATAAGCGAAAAAATCAAGCTTAACGGATCAGATAGATCCGTAACTAATACGGTAGACATCACTGGTGTCACTCAGCTCAATCAAAGAGTTGTTTCTGTGGGCACTGCAGAGCAGTCTTTGATCTTGTTTGATACAAATGCAGCTGCTGGGCAGTTTGCAGATGGTTCTGTAGACTACATCAGAATCACAAACACCGATCTCACTAACTTTGTAACGCTGAGAATGACAGCGGCAGACGATGAGTACTTTGTGAAGCTCCCTGCTGGGGAGTCCTTTGTGTTGTTCGATACCACGATGGATGCAAACAATGACTCAGGTGCTGCTACTGCAACACTCGCAAACCTAGATTCAATCAAAGGGCAAGCCAACTCAGCTGCCTGTGACGTAGAACTATTTATCGCATCATAATGCCAAAAGTAACAAGAAAATCATCCTCAGGAACTGGGTCAAATGTCGTAACCAGAGAGGAAGCTAAATCAACAAAACCGAGAGAAGGAGTGCGCATATACTCTACCCTTGCTGGAGACGAAAAAGCCGCTGCCGAAAAGAAAGCAAGCGAAAGAGCTGGAAGACCTCTTAAATACGACGCAAAGCGATCTGGACAAGTTGGCGCACACAGATTCGTTCCTATTGGAGGCAAAGGCATGAGATACGACGAAGGTGGTCGTGTAGAAAGAATCCTAAAGAGAGCCAAAAAGAAGGCTAAGCGTATCCACGACAGAGAGGCCAAAAAAGAAGCCAAAGGCAAAAAAGTTGAGGTGATCGGCACCAGAACGGAAAGGTATGGGGGAACCCCAAGAAACCTTGACGACTTTCAGACAAGAAAAGTAAAGGTTTACGGCAAGGAGCGTGAGGCGATCAATAAGGGTGATGTCAAGGCAGCCAAGGTTGAAGCAAAAGAAAAAGATAAAGGCGGATCAACCCCTACCACCTCAAAGGCTCCTAAGATCAAGCGTGGGAAAGGAAAAAAAATCTTTGGTCTTAGCGGGAAAAGAAGGGGCAGAGCTGGCAAGCCACGAAGAAGGCCTATCAAAAACATTTGTAAGAAGATTACAGAAAGAGCTAAGCTCAGAAAGCTCGGTTGCCTTTAATGAACAAACACTACTTCAATCCCAAGCAGAAGCGGAAGGATTCTGGAGTAGAGAATGAAAAAAGACGCTTAAACAATGAAGCTGTCAAAAAATTTATCACTCGCCGAGGCAACCAAAAGCATAACTGCTAAGCGTCTTGGCATAGACAACACACCAGATGACTGGGTTACAGAAAATCTTAGACAAGTTGCAATCAACATATTTCAACCTGTTAGGGACGCTTTCAGAAATCCTATATACGTGTCGAGCGGCTATCGTTCAGCTGATCTCAATACTGCGATCGGGGGCTCAAAGCGTAGCCAGCATGTGGAAGGAAGAGCACTCGATCTGGACGCAGACGTATATGGAGGTTGCACAAACTCTCAAATCTTCAACTACATTAAAGAAAATTTGGAGTTTGATCAGCTCATTTGGGAGTTTGGCGATGAAAGCAATCCTGATTGGGTTCACGTTTCTTTCATTTACGATGGGGATAATCGTAAGAGGTGCCTTAAGGCTTGTCGTGATGATAAGGGAAAAGTTTATTACGAAGTAATTTTTGACTGATGCTAGGACTTGGTATAGACATTAGAAAAGATCAGGGCTCTGGGCTTTCGGGTTCGGGGTCAGACGGTATTCCTGATCTTCTTTTTGCGGAGTCTGGCTCAGGCGTCGTTTTGGTCAACAACGACGAAGACATAGCATCTGTGATTAGATCAGATGACGACTATACTATTGGCAAGCTTCTAGGCACGGGTTCAGGCACCCTTGGCGACCAGGTTGAAGGTACGTTTGGTGTAACCCTTCAAAGGTGTACTGAACAATCTGACGGAACAATTACTGTTATTGCAACGAGCGGCCCAGCAACTCTGTATGGTTACGTTGATTTTTACAACAACGCACCAGGTACTAATTTTGATTTCTTGCAGATGTCTCTCATCCCCACCGACGGATATACACCCAGTGTTTTGGGTGCATATTTTGACGTTATTCTTGGAAACACAGATGGTATTGACGCTACTAGCTTTGGTGGTCAAGACATAACAACAACTGTGCAAGCTTTGTACAGAATTAAGTGGACCTACACTGTAGGTGGTCAAACTTCAGCTGAGTTTACTTCTGGTCTCTTCCCAATCGCAGCACTTACCTAAAATGGCAGTAACAAGACAACTTCAGATTTCGTTCTTTCAATCGAATGACACGAACAACTCATCGAAGACGACTGAAACTTCAAAAGGAACTATAACAGACAACTTTACTCAGTCCACTTCTTCAAAGCAGCCTGTTCAAAAGCTTAGAGGAAACGCACACTCCAGTTTGGCGAATTTTTGCTCTTCAGCTCTTTGCGATGGTGGAGACACTATGTCTACAGGCACGACAAGAAGCATAGGTGGTTCGAGCAGTAGTTATTCAATTATCATCGCTTGGACTAACGGAGACTACACCAATGATACGTGGCTGCTTAGCGGTACTTCAAATGACGCTCACTGGGGCATTAAAGCAGGTGGGACAGATGTTATTTACAAGGCCGATGGAACCAAGGGGTCTGCAGCAGAAAGAGACTACCCGACAAATTCCACTGCCAACAGCACTGTCTCTCACACATTTGGATCGGATGTAGAGATGCTTGCAATTACATTGGACAATGTAGGGATCTTGGAATGCAATATTTACAATATAGACGGAGATAAGATTGCTGATGCATCAGCAGTAAATAGCTCCGCTCTTGGTGTGGCCTTCCCTATTGATCACATTATCGGAAAAAGCGATGGAACTCTTGGATTGAATGGAGAGATAATAGACATCATTGTATGCAACAATACAGTGCTTGATGTAGGCACAATTAAAGCCTTTGGAAGGCGATACAAAGCACTTAAAAATAAAGACTAAGGTTCTATTTCTCTGTAGAAAGATTGAACCAAAAGCCTTGCTTTTTGGGTTAGCGCATACCTTACTCTGTAGTTAAACTTCGTCTCCTCTCTAAACAGGTGGTCATCTATGCTGTCTGATGGAGTTAGCTTGTCAAAGTGTTTGTAGACGTAATCTTGCTTAACTAACTCATACACAATTCTTTCTGCTAGCTTTTTTTCAGAGTAGTTGTAGTCCTCTGCTGCGTACTTAAGAGTCCAGAATTCTAGGTCGTATGCCCACAGCATAAACAAGAGCTCCTTCTCGAAGATGTCTCTCTTCTTGCAGAAGTCTACCATGCTGGTTCTTAGCCTTTTGAGGTAGTTGTTTTTTACGTACCTTTGATTGAGCTTCGAGAACTCTCGAAACAGCTTCTTTTTTGAAACGGTGCTTTTGGGCATAAACTAAAATGAGCGATAAAGATATGGAAGAATACGATTTTTTGCTAGAGGTTCAGGATATCCACCATCAAATGGAGATGCTCATTGAGAAGTACGGAATGAAAGGTAGGGTAATGTCTGTTATGGTTACTGGTATACTTGAGCCTATTGATGAAGAGACTAGTTCTATGAAGGCTATGTTCAGCTACAATCTCGAATCAAAGGAGGAGATGTCTGAGATAGTCAAGTTCATAGAGAACACTTACCAGGAGGGTGATGACGAACCTGACCTTGACGACCTTCTAGGCGGATTGGGCATCTCTTTGAACTAAGCCTTATATTTGTGCTCTTGTAAAGAGCTAAAACAAATTAAGGGCAATGGACGGTCTTATTAGAAAGATTATCATAGGCAGGGATCCTAAGGATGCCATGGCCTATTACGTAGGCATGAGAGCGGGAGGGGGAGAAGTCTCCACCATTATCATGGACGAAGAACACCTTTTCAGGTACAACAAAAAGAGATATCTAGTATATTTGTCTCAAGACGACGCACAAGTATTGTGGAAGTGCGTCGATGACATGCCATGTATTATTGAGTATGACTGCAACTTCTAAAAGCAAGGGCCTTGGCGACAGCATAGAAAAGTTCACCAAGTCTACAGGAATTAAAAAGCTCGTTGAGAAATACGGCCCGTCTGATTGCGGGTGCAGTGAGCGACGCGATAAATTGAATGAAATGTTCCCCTACAAAAATGAAGACTCTTGACTTGTTTGTTGTTGAGCTAGAAAAGCAAATCAACGACACCATTAAGACTGACTCTGGCTTGGAGCTTTACGTAGACTCTAAGTGGAATGAATTCAAACACAGAGTGACAGAGGGCCCCGTTGTGTGCGCCCCCATGAAGTTTGATACTGGCGTAGAGCCAGGTGACACCTTGTACTTTCACCACCTAGTTGTCTTGAATGAAGGCCAAGTTCTTACTGGTCATGATAAGCACTTCTTGGTTCGGTACGATCCAGACCAGACGATCAACAACCAGGCTATCGCTTACAAGAGCAAAAAAAGTGGACACATATATACCCTCGGTGGTTGGGCTCTTTTGACCCCCGTCGAACAAGACGAAGAGAATGAAGCAAAAAGCGATGTTATCGAGGTTGTCAAGCTGTCCGAGTCTCCTGTTCGCAAAGCTCGCATTGCTTTTGACGCTCCTTGGCTTGAAGAGCTTGGGGTCGGTACTGGCGATGTTGTGGGTATTAAAAAGAACAGAGACTACGAGATAACGATTGACGACGTAAAGTACTTTAGAGTTCGAGCAGAAGATATTTTGTATGTCGAAGAGGAAGTTCACAACGGTTGATGCTGCTCAGCGCCTCATGAATAGCATGGAGGTTGCCATCAACAACATGATTGACGAGGTCAAGAAACCTGTTGATCCAGAGATCAACGGGAGCGCACGTAAAGCTGAGCTTCAGTCTATCAAACAGACAGCTACTGACTGCAAGGAATTGATCGTTGAAAGACAACGATTGGAGCAAATGATAAAAGATCTACAGACAAATGGAGGAATCGAAGAAGCCAAAGACTACAGCGGAGGTTTCGCTGAGAGATACTCTAAGTGATTGGAAAGAGATAGTCTATCAAAAGAATAAGATGGACTTCAAGTTCTGGGACGAATCCTGGAACGACGAGTTCGAGGACTGAGTTGTTGGTTTTCGTCAGGCGGCCCTCTACGCATATAGGGCAATCAAACTGGGGCGTAGTTCAGTTGGTTAGAGCGTCTGTCTTATACACAGGAAGTCGCGGGTTCAAATCCCGCCGCCCCAACAATCACTATATTTGCAACATGGGAGCAAGAAATTACAAGAGAGAGTACAAGAAGTATGGCGCGGGAGGCAGAGCCAAAAAGTACCGTGCGGCTCTCAATCGCATTGCTAGACGCCTTGGGGTGTACGGGAATGGCGATGGTCTTGACAACGCTCATGTAGGGTCGTCTGACAGAACCACCCCGCAACCTCAGTCAGTGAACAGAGCCAACAACAGGCCTAGAAGAAGAAGGAGCCGATGAGAACCAAGCGTAGAGAAAGAAGAAGAGCAAGAACTTCGGTTAGGGATGCCCGCACAGCGGACCTTCTCAATCAGCTTGCTCAGCGAGGAAGTAAGCCTTCTGCCTTTTTTAACCCAAGAAAGAGGGAGGTCGTCATGTTTCCTGGCGCAGATGAATCTGTTCTTGAGCACGAGCTTTTGCACTCTGAGCAGTTTGGCCCCCTGAGGGCTTTGTTGAATCAAGGCAGGGTTCAGGACAGAGACACAAGAAGAGCAATAAAGGAGCTTACAAGGGGTATGTCTCAAGAGGATTACGACAGGCTTACTGCCCAGGACTCGGACATCAACCCAAATGCTACCTTTTATGACGATCGTCAGCCAGAGGTCAGAAAGAAGTTTAGTCCTTTGAAGTACATGATTGACTCTCCTATTGAGTTCGAGGCTATTGTTCGCTCTGGTGTGAGATCTCCAGAGGCTAAGCAAGTTGATTTCTCCCAAGGCTTCGATGACGTACTGAAGTCTCTTGAGGCTCTACCACGCGACAAGACGAACACCAACCTTAGACTCCTTAGGTCTGCCATGGCTGAAGGAAATTTTGACGACCGCGAGAAAGATTTGTTTTTGAAAGCAATTCGATCTAACTTGCAATCATGAAATTCATTTTTACTCTAATCTCAATCGCTTTTCTTTTGGCCAGCTGCGCTCCTCACTCCACAGTAAGGAAGCATCACAGATATCACGACTGGAAGCAGCAAGGTCCAGAGTTCCCAGACATCGGAAACCTTGGTGTGCCTGACAACAGGTAAACGGGCATGCGCTCGTAGCTCAGCTGGATAGAGCATCTGCCTTCTAAGCAGACGGTCACAGGTTCGAATCCTGTCGGGCGTACTAAATTCAATACAATGGCTGAATACATTTGCAGCTGCGAAGAGCAGCACGAAGAGTCCAAGAGTGGTGTCACCATTAAGTTTGGAAACGATGGTGCATATCACGACATCAAGTGTCCGTGTGGAAAGTACATGGATTTGAAAAACCCTAAGTCTGGTGCCCCAAGCTTCAAAAGCAATCGGTATGGCCAGGTGTTCTGATGAGCGTCCTTGTAAACATAGACGAATATGATGAGCCAGCTGTATCAATTTGCCCCAACGGTACGAAAGGTGAAGTTGTCGAGATTGGTGGGCTGGTCATTGTTCTTCCCGCTAAGCCTCCCAAGAAGGAGATTAAAGGACATGACTTACCAAAAAGCTTGCAACTGTGGCAAAGGGATAGTATGCCAGAGGAATTGTCTAGGATTCGCTCTATGGATGAGTGGGGGGAAATGCCGAGGGAGTTTCGACAAAAGTTTTCTCCGTATATCGAGGAGGAGTTTCGCCGTAGGCGTGAGGGCTTTTGGTTCTATAATAACGGTGAGCCTACATATATTACGGGTAGGCACTATATGATGCTTCAGTGGACTCGGATGGACATAGGTTATCCGAGCTTTCTGAACTTCCAAAAAGATATTTTCGTACATTTGGCAGCGTGTGAGGCGGATCCGAGATGCATCGGACAGCTCTATACGAAGTGCAGACGGAGTGGGTACACCAATATCTGCTCCGCTGTGCTTCTTGACGAAGCCACACAAGTCAAAGATAAGCTCCTAGGAATACAGTCGAAGACTGGTAAGGACGCGCAAGAAAATATTTTCATGAAGAAGGTGGTGCAAATGTTTCGTCACTACCCCTTCTTCTTTAAACCCATTCAAGATGGTACCACTAACCCACGCATGGAGTTGGCTTTTCGCGAGCCGAGTAAGAGAATCACGAAGAAAAATAAGACTTCGCAGAAGGGCGAAGCTCTTAATACGGTAATTAACTGGAAGAATACTACCAACAATGCTTATGATGGCGAGAAGCTACATTTGCTGTATTTAGATGAGGCTGGAAAATGGGAAAAACCTACAGACATAAGAGACGCCTGGAGGATTCAACGGACGTGTTTGATCGTAGGGCGAAAAATCGTCGGAAAGGCAATGGTGGGAAGCACCGTAAATCCGATGGACAAGGGTGGAAAGGAGTACAAGGAGCTCTGGAGGGACTCCGATCCCAACGAGAGGAACGCGAATGGGCGGACGAGGACGGGGCTTTATAGGCTTTTCATTCCTTCTTTTGAGTCTCTAGAAGGCTTTTTTGACAAGTACGGCAAGCCTGTCATTGACGACCCGACCAAAGTTGTGGAGGGTCTTGATGGTGAGGATATAATCTTTGGCGCCAAGACTTACCTCAAGAACGAAAGGCACAGCCTAAAGCACGACCCGTCAGAGCTCAACGAGGTAACTCGTCAGTTCCCGTTTACTACTGATGAGGCCTTTAGAGACAGCATTGACGGTAGCCTGTTCAACATTGGTAAGATCTACGAGCAGATACAGTACAATGACGATTTGTTTCCAAACCCTGTCGTTGTAGGGAACTTCGTCTGGAAGGACGGTGTGAAGGACACCAAGGTAGTATTTAAGCCAGATCCAAAAGGTAGGTTCCACGTTTCATGGATGCCACCTGAAGACCTTAGAAATCTCCAGAAGATGGAGAGAGGCAAACGTATTGCGCCTAATGCAGAGCTGGGGGTAGGCGGGGTTGACTCCTACGACCTTGACGCCACCGTCGATGGACGGGGGTCTAAAGGAGCGCTACACCTGTACAACAAG